AGGCTACAATCACACGCTTGGTGTACTCTGATGACATGGACGCAGAGCCTACAGAGGAAACCATTGAGAACCCACTGATTACGACTGATGTGGCTGAACGTACAGCGGCACAGGCGGTAGTCGATGCAACACCACAGGCAGTTGAAGACGCAGCCTAATACATGGCAACCCTAGAGCAAATACGTACAGCAGCAGAGACAGATCTTGTCACCTTCATTAAGCTCGTTGCACCTGAGCAAGTCCTAGGGCAATGCCATGAGGAGGTAGCTAACTGGTGGACAAGACCTGATTCCAAGTCTCATCAGCTACTCTTGTTCCCTCGTGACCATGGTAAGTCAAGATTAATTGCTTATCGTGTAGCTTGGGAGTTGACAAAGAACCCAACTTTACGTATACTGTATATATCTGCCACTGCTAACCTAGCGGAAAAGCAGTTAGGGTTTATCAAAGGCATTCTTACCTCTGAGATATACTCTCGTTATTGGCCTGACCATGTACATCCTGATGACGGTAAGCGTACCAGGTGGACTAACTCAGAAATTATGTTAGACCACCCAGAAAGGAAGAAAGAGAATGTCCGTGATCCGTCTATCTTTACTGGTGGTCTCACTACTTCTCTTACAGGGATGCACTGCGATATTGCTGTCCTCGATGACGTAGTTGTTTATGAGAATGCCTACACAGGTGAAGGTAGAAACAAAGTAAAGAGCCAGTATTCTCTGTTGTCATCTATCGAAGGGGCGGATGCTAAGGAGTGGGTCGTAGGCACCAGATACCACCCAGCAGACTTGTATAATGATCTCCTCCAGATGGTAGAGGATCAGTATGACGACGAAGGACAGAAGATAGGTGAAGACAACATCTACGAGATCTTCGAACGTCCTGTGGAGGACAGAGGGGATGGCACAGGCCAGATGCTTTGGCCCCGCAGTCAACGTAAGGATGGTAAGTGGTTTGGTTTTGACATACGTGTCCTAGCTAAGAAACGAGGGCAATACCTAGACCGTGGACAATTTAGAGCACAGTACTACAATGACCCAAGTGATCCTGACAACGTACCTGTAGGCTCCGATAAGTTCCAGTACTATGACCGTAAACACTTGGTCTTAGATAACGGTAAGTGGTTCTATAAAGATAATCGCCTGAACGTATTTGCTGCTGTTGACTTTGCATTTAGTTTGTCAAAGAAGGCTGACTATACAGCCATTGTCATCGTAGGGATAGACGCAGAGAATAACGTATACGTATTAGATATTGATCGTTTCCGTACTGACCGTATATCGGATTACTTCGAGCACATCCTTCAGCTATCTAACAAGTGGTCCTTCCGTAAACTAAGGGCTGAGACTACAGTAGCGCAGGTAGCTATCGTTAAGCAACTAAAAGAACTAATCAAGCAACATGGCCTATCCATAAGTATTGATGAGTTCAGACCTAACAAGACCCAAGGTAATAAGCAGGAACGTATTGCTGCTGTCCTTGAGCCACGATATGACAACCTTAGTATCTGGCACTACAGAGGCGGTAACACGCAGATCCTAGAAGAAGAGTTGTCATCACGTAACCCTGCTCATGATGACGTTATTGATGCTCTTGCTTCTGTAATAGATATGGCTGTTAAACCTGCACGTAGTGTCCGTAGGCAAAAGGATAATGTAGTGCAGTTTAATTCAAGATTTGGTGGAGTTTCTTTCTAATGGCTGGAACAACGATTGACCTAGATGAAATGATTGATCCACACGCACTAGCCGTGGAAATCTCATCCCGTTGGGACAAATGGAATTTAAATAGACAGAATAAGATTGACGAGTGGAAAGAACTTCGTAATTATATTTATGCTACTGACACACGTACCACCAGCAACAGCAAACTACCTTGGACAAACAGCACGACAACACCTAAGCTGACCCAGATTGCTGACAACCTTCATGCTAATTATTTCTCTGCTTTGTTTCCTCAGAAGCGTTGGTTCCGTTTTGAAGCTAACGATGAAGAGTCAAACTTAAAGATGAAGCGTGATGTCATCCAGGCATACATGCAAAGTAAGATCCGTCAGTCTGACTTCGAGAATACCGTAAGTAAACTAATTAATGACTACATCCAGTATGGCAACTGTTTTGCTACTGTAGATTTTGTCAAAGACTATACGGAGTATGAGGACACAGGGGAACGCACAGTAAACTACGTCGGCCCTAAGCTAGTCCGTATTAGTCCCTTCGATGTCTGCTTTAATCCTACGGCTCCTTCCTTCAGCGAAAGCCCTAAGATTGTAAGGTCTATTGTCACCCTCGGAGAGGTAGCACGTAAGGTAGAAGCATCAGCAGATAATGCTTATATGGTTGACATCTTGGATAAGATGGTAGGTAACCGTGCAGATGCTTCAGGTCAGGATGTGGATGTAGCTAAGTCTCAGGGCTATGTTGCAGATGGTTTCTCTACCCTTAAGGAATACTATGAGTCTAACTACGTAGAGCTTCTGACCTTCTACGGTGACATCCATGATGGAAGCACAGGTAAGTTCCATAAGAATCGTGTTATTACTGTTGTTGATCGTGCTTACGTTCTTGTCAATAAACAGAACCCTAGTTGGTTAGGTAAGGCTCCTGTCTTCCACGCTGGCTGGCGTGAGCGCCCTGACAACCTCTATGCCATGGGGCCACTAGATAACCTCGTAGGTATGCAGTATCGCATTGACCACTTGGAAAACCTAAAGGCTGACGTATTCGATCAGATCGCCTACCCCATCATGAAGATCCGTGGGGACGTAGAGGACTTCGACTTTGAGCCTGGCTCCCGTATCTACTTAGGTGAAGAGGGTGACGTAGGTTACCTAGCACCAGATGCTACAGCCCTTAACGCTGACTTCCAGATACAGAACCTAGAGAACAAAATGGAGATGCTTGCAGGTGCCCCTCGTGAAGCCATGGGTATCCGTAGTGCAGGTGAAAAGACAGCCTTCGAGGTTAACCAGCTTATGACAGCTGCTGGTCGTATCTTCCAACATAAGACAGCTCACTTCGAACGTGTCTTCCTTGAGCCTATCCTTAACTCTATGCTTGAGGCCTCACGCCGTAACATGGACTATGCTGACACCATACGTATCCTTGACGATGACACGGGTATTTCCTTCTTTGAGCAGATCACTAAGGAAGACATCAAGGCTAACGGTAAGATTGTTCCTATGGGTGCTCGTCACTTTGCTGAACGTGCTAATCGTTTGCAGAGCCTGACACAACTCTACCAGCTTAAGTTGTCAGATCCTACCATGGCTGCCCACTTGTCAGGTAAAGAGTTTGCTCGTCTGTTGGCTGACGAACTAGGTGAACCAGCACTCTTCAGTGAGAACGTCACAGTAACAGAACAAATGGAAACTCAGAAGATTGCTACTGAGGCACAGGTTCAGTACGAAGAAGAACAACAGATTGCTATAGAGCAAGGACTCTAAATGAAATCCGTTTGGTACAAAGAATGTAAGACGAAAGAAGACAAGGTAAAAGCTAAACAAGCTATTTTGTCAAACAGGGAAAGCCTGGACCGTCTCAAAGAAATCCTAGGGCCAATGCTCAAGGAGACCCCACCATCAACAGACTATGACAGCCCTTCATGGGCCTATAAGCAAGCTGATCGTATCGGGTATAACAGGGCACTCAACCAAGTGCTCGACTTAATCAACTTAGATAAGGAATAACCAATGTCCATTTTTACTGAGACAGGTTCTAACCAAGACCAACCTCAGACTGAACAAGCCCCTACAACTGAAGCAACCACAGAATCATTTGTAGAACGACTTGTGAAAGCCAAAGGCGAGAACTGGAAAGATCCTGAGACACTAGCTAAAGGTAAGTTAGAAGCTGACAACTATATCTCACAGTTAGAAGAACAGAATCGGCAACTTCGTGAAGACCTAGGTAAGAACGATTATGCTTCCCAGATTATCGACGCAATCAAGAACAAGGCCGCAGACACCAGCACTGCGAAAGATCTTGAGGCTGACCCTAATACTGCTGGCGTTGAAGAGGAAGGCACACCACCTTCTCTTAACGAGGATGATCTGAAGAGCCTTGTGGAGAAAACCCTTCTGGAACGAGAAACCAAGAAGTCAGTAGAACTTAACTTAAAGAATGTCGAAGACACACTTAAGGGACAGTACGGTGACAAACTTGGTCAAGCATTGCAAGCTAAAGCCTCAGAGCTAGGTTTGTCAATGGATCGTATGGAGCAACTAGCATCTGAATCACCTTCTGCTTTCTTGGCTCTCTTTGGAGACAACAAGCAAGACAGTGCATTTAGTTCTATGCTCAACAATTCGATTAATACAGAAGGGGTAAATATGCAATCCTCGAAGGAACGTAACTGGTCTTACTATCAGAACCTTCGTAGGTCAAACCCCAATCAATACTATACACCCTCAGTGCAACAACAACTTATGAAAGATAAGATGCGCTTGGGTGATAGGTTCGGTAATTAAGGAGACTAGCAATGGCTGGTATGACAGATAGTGCAGTAAGCACAAACTTGGTCCGCACGGAACTGTGGTCCTCAGAACTAAAAGAACTTCTCCGTGATGAGATGATGGCACAACGGTACGTCCGTATGCTTGAAGGTTTCCCTGATGGAGACACTTTCAATATCCCACAGATCG